TGCTCATAAAATTATGATTGAAGAAATTAATTTAGATAATTTTCACCTACTTAAAAGTTTCAATAAACTGACGATAATAGCAAAGAAAATTAATGAGTTAGTTAAATCAGTTAATAAATTAGTTTTGATATGTTCTGCGGATGATTTTAACTTGTCTCGCAGAAATGAATCTGAAAAAACAGACTTTCACTCCGCACCCAGGTAAACAAACAGAGTTTCTGCAATCAACAGCCGACTGGATATTTTTTGGCGGTGCTAGAGGAGGATCAAAGTCCTTTTCTCTTACCTGGAAAGCAGCCTTCATGCCACGAAAATGGCATTATCAGTATCAGGGCAACGAGATTACCGAACAGGAATATCAGGAACTCAAATCCCAAAGAAAAAAAGTTAAAATAGTTGTTGATAAGATTTCAATCGACTATCCAGACTATATTGCACTTCTCGTTAGAAGGACTTATCCGCAATTAGAGAGAAATCTAAAGCCTGAATGTGATAAGCTTTACAAACTTTATGGTGGTAAATGGCAGGAGAGAAACCACTGTTATCTCTTTCCATCAGGGGCTAAAGTTTATTTAGTACATTTTAAGGACGAGAAGGCGAAAGACAACTACATCGGTGGTAACTATAATTTTATTGGTGTTGATGAGGCAAATCAGTTTCCAGAGCATTGGATAATTGAAATATCAACATCAGCCCGTACGGATAATCCTGAATTAAAACCACAGATATGTTTAACATCAAACCCAGGTAATGTGGGTCATGTGTGGTTAAAACGCATGTTTGTAGATGTATGTAAACCTATACCAAGTGGCGATCCTATTTATAACAGCGAATTTGATGTAACTTATCAGCCCACAAAAACTGCTCCAATCCATGAGGACGATGAGGGGATTAAGTATCAATATATTCCAGCCACAGTATTTGATAATCCAAGTATTATACAAAACGATAAAGCCTATGTTAAAAAGCTCAAGAAACTAAATCCAGTTCTACGCTCTATGTGGCTTGAAGGTCGGTGGGATGTATTCCAGGGAATGTATTTCGATATGTGGAACATCCTCCATCATGTGGTTATGAAAGAAGATTATGTGTTTGGCACACACTTCAGCAAGGGTTCTCATAGTTTATATAGATTTTATGATTATGGAACAAAAGCACCGTTTGTGTGTTTATTCGCTGCTGTTGATGATGACAAAAATATGGTTATATATGATGAAATTGTCGAGACAGGGCTGGCAGCGTCTAAACAGGCAGAATTTGTAAACACCTACACTTGGGAGAAATACAAACAAAAACCTCAAGACTTTACAGATGAGATTGCTGATCCTGCTTATTGGACTAAACATAGTGAAAAAGAGGGACTTCCATATTCTCCAGCAATGTTTTATGCAGATGCTGAGATATATTTAACTAAAGGCAACAATGATCGAAAGGCTAAAGCCAAGATTGTTTATGATGCCTTAGATGTCCCAGATAGTTATGAGGATGTACCAAGAATTAGATTCACAGATAATTGTGAATATTGCATCGAAACGATACCAAATCTACCGTCAGCAGAGCTTGATCCAGAAGATGTTGATACAAAATCAGAAGATCATGCTTTTGATGCCCTGGCTTATGGGGCAACGGTAGTTCTGGAGTCGTTTATTAATAAACCAGATAGTAAAAAGGGGTGGAGAGAAAGGCTAAAAGATGAATCCGTTGGATCATATCACGGTGGCTGGATGAGTCAGTAAATGGCTTACGAATCGACTACTGATACTAAAAATTCCATATTAACCCCTCAAGCGGAAAAAGTTATCGACTCTTACGAATTTAGTAAGGAGGCGTTTACTCAGTCTATTGAATATTCTGAGAAGGCTATGCGTTATGTCAATAACGAGTCTTGGTCTTCTTCAGATGTATCAAATGCCACTAAATATAAAAAACCCACTTTAAAATATAATATTATAATCCCTATTCTTTCAACGCTCCAGGGGAATGAGCAACTTAATAAGAGACGGGCAAGAATTAAACCTACTGATATGAATGCAGTAGATGTATCAGATATTATTCAAGGCAGGTGGAATGCTTTGAATGATGAGCAAGATATAGAGGATAAGATTCAAATAGCCTTCATGGACGCTCTGATCACCAGAATGGGGGGGTGGATTCAGAGAGACTTTAAGTTAACAGATGAGGGCTATTTGGATTTTACTTATGAAGTAATAAACAATATGAGAGTATGGCTTGATCCTGAAACTAGGGCAAGTGATTATATGCTAAATAATGCACGCTGGGTTGTAAAAGAAGGATGGGAAAGCCTTGATGTTATTAAAGATAAGTATGGACTTTCTGATGAAGATTATAAAAATGAAGACAAAATAGCTTGGTGGAAGAATCTCATAGATACATTTTCAAGATTTAAAGATCAAAATTACTCCAACGACCAAAACTACGACAAGGAAAATGACCGCTACAAAGTTCTTGAAATGCAAGAAAGGGTCAGTCAAAAGCTTTACAGGGTATATGATGGGGAGTCTTACTACAATTTAACTCCTCCACAGTTAAGGGAAATTCGGAAAACTGGCATTGACATTCAGGTATTGAACGAGCTTTATGATGACAGGATACACACAACTGCTATAATTCCTTATTTTGATAATGCTGTTGTTCTTGATGAAGATTCTCCATCCCCTGTAGGGAATTTTGATGTTTTTCCAATTTTTTCGTATAATTACAATCTACAGGTATCTGAGCAAACATCACTGGTTGATCTCCTTATTGATATACAAGATGATGTAAATAAAGGCAAGTCTCAAACTAGAGACTATGTTACTCAGTTACTATCTGGTGGTGTTTTTATAGATAAACGGGAAAAGGAAGCGATTAAGCAACTACGGAAAAGGGGCAATATGCCCAACCAGGTTTATGAGTTAAATAATATAGCTCTTATGCCACAGCGAATTGCACCTGGACAGATACCGCCAGATATATTTACAAATACTGAAAACTCAGTTCAGTATGCACAAAGGGTCAGCCTGATCAATGAGGCAATGAAAGGTGAGACAGGTCGTAGTGGTGAATCTGGGGTACTCTTCCAAAAGAAAATTGAACGAGCAGCGGCAGCGATAAATCCTTATTTCAAGAATGTATCTAATCTAAGAAAAGCAATTGCAAAAGACTTTGTGGATCACTTTGCTCATGTGTATGCAGAAGAAGATCGGGTAGTAAGTGTTAAAAATCAACAGAATGTATTTCAGGAGAGTATTATAAATCTCAATATGGCAGGACAGACTCTCAACAATGTAACCAATCTATCACTTCGGGTAGAATTAGATGAAGGAGAAGATAATGTCACTGCAAAAGAAGAAGGTTTTGAAAGGATGTTGGCACTTACTAATGTTATTTCTCAAGTTAATCCAGCTTTTGTTGATGTTCGTACTCTTGTCGCTTCAGCCCCTATACCAGAAGCTGATAAAATGGTTGAATATATTGATACGCAAATGGAAGCTCAGTCTGAGGCTGCTGGTCAACAAAAACAAATTGAAGAGACTAAGCAGAATTTGGAGAACATGAAGGTACAGCGTGGCATCTTAAACGATGAAGAAAAGCTTAGAATAGAGGCTCAGAAGGTCGCTAAAAGCGGAGCTAAAGCATAATGGCATCTAAACAAGAAAATTATTTAAGAATGCATCACCCTAGTATCTTTAAAAAAATGAAAAAGGGTGGTAAGGTAGAAGAGTATCAGGATGGTGGTTTATTAAAAGGAAAAGACCATGAACAAGGCGGTGTTCCTGCTGTTGTAGATGGTGGCAAGCAGGTTGAATTAGAGGGAGAAGAGTTTATAACATCAGCTAGATCAACCGCATTGCTAGGAGTAGCGAATCTTCAAGCGGCAAATGATAATCCAGAAGATTATGCAATTGTAAGTAAGGATGTGTTAGCAAAGGGTGGATTAATTGATGTTCTAAAATATAGGGGTGGTGGTCTTGTAGATAAAAAAGACGCTCTAATGAAATATTATAAAGTAGGTGGTATGGTTACAAAAGAAGTTCCAAAGAAAGAGAAAATGAAAAAGGAATCTCTTTTATTACCTATGGGCAATTATATGATGAAAAAAGATACTACATTTACAATGCAGAAGCCGAAATACTTGCCTGAGAAAAAAATAAAAGTTAAAAAGAAAAAAAGGGGATATTAAAATGGAAGAAGAAAAACAAAATTTAGAAACCCAGGCTGAAGAAACAACCACGACAGAGGAAACTCCCGTAGCGGAGGATTCCAGGGTTGTTGAACAGGATGGTGAAGTTTATGTTCGGATGGATACTGACGAGTCTGACCCAAAAGAAGAACCCGAAGAGGGACAATCTTCTGAGGATAATCAAAAAGTCGAGGGAACAAGCGAAGATAAGCCCGAAGCACAGTCTACTGACGATGAGGTAGATTCTCTATATGCCAACAAATCTCTTGATGAGGTTATAGGCATGCACAGAGAGGCTACGCGGAAAATCAGTGAACAGGGTGCGCATATCGGTGATCTTAAAACACAGGTTACTGATGTACCAACCAAGGATATGACTCCTGAAGAAATTCTGGATAAGATGACTGCCGATCAGGTAAAAAATGCTTATCAAGAACAGAAGTCTAAACTATCTCAGATGGATCAGGTAATGGATGAAGCGGCATTTATGCAGCAGAAATCCCTTGTTGATTCATTAGAGGAAGATTGGTTGGGAAAACGCCAGGAAGAACAAATCAATGAGCGTTTCAATTCTCAGGACAATAAGGAGTTTATCGATAAAACGAAAGCTGACTTTAAAGCCAAAGAATTTGAAATCTCTGATGGTGAGTTTGACCAGGCTACAAAGATCGCAGAGAATTATCTTGAAAACGGCAGATATACAGACAGGTCTTATCAAAAGGCTCTTGTTGATATGTATGGAGTTGAAAAGATGACAAAGTTCTATGCGATGAAAGGTGAAGAGAAAGCTCGACAGGATATATCAAAGGCTAGTGGAAAGGTTGAAAATAAGATCGATGTTAGGGGTTCTGGAAAGAACGCTAAACTTCGTAGTATTGGAAACATGCGACAACAGGAAATGCAGAATACCTTTAAAGATTTGTCCTTGGAAGAGCTTGATCAATTAAAATCGACAATTAATAAATAAAGGAAATCCATAAATGGAAACTTCACAAACATGGATTGCGAATGTCGAAATAGTCAACGCTCAGTTAGCGAAAGAGTCTTGGTATAACACCTTTTGGGCAAAGTTCTCTGGAAATGTAGATTTATCCAGTGATGATAATGGGAACACAGTATATAGACCTTCTGGACAACCGATCAATATAATGAATCAGTTTATCCAGCAGGGGCGTGATAATATGCTAATCCCGTTCTTGTCCGACCTTACAGGCTCACCAGTATATGGTGATACAGTCTTAAAGGGTACAGGTGAAGACCAGTCTATGAAATGGCTTCGTACATTCGTAAACCAATACAGAAAAGCCGTGATGAAAAAATCAGGCTCAATGTCGGAACAGCGTCAGAAGATATATAAGCTTTATGAGGCTGCTAAACCGCAATTGTCCAAATGGTTTGCCAAATGGGAAAACCAATCAGTATTCCAAACTTTCTATGAAGGTGTATCTCCGAATCTTTCGACAGGTACAAATTCTGATGGTTTGGGTGTTGTTCGTCGTTATCATCCACATTGGTGGATTAATGATGGTGGTGTACTGACTTCTGTTGGAACATCTGGAACAACAAAAACCAATGCAAATCTTGATGCAGCTGTAGGTATGACTGCATCTGCTGATGCTACTTGTGATACAGGTATGACTGCGGCTATCTTGCATGACCTTCGGGTTAAATGTATGGAGCTTCGGATACCACAGATGACAACGAAACAAGGTCATCCGTTTTGGTGTATCGTTGTGCATCCAGCATCTGCATCTGCTCTTATGCAGGATAGTACATATAAGTCTGCTGTTCAGTCTGCCTACACAGGCAAGATGCTTGATGAACCAGAACTTATCGGTGCTGTTGGTTACTTTGCAGGTTTTGCGATCTATGAAGATATAGTTGGCATCCGTGAATGGGATGAGGCTGGCTACTTCTATGGGGCTACAACATCAGCAAGGTTTGATCCAACTGCTGTTACTCTGGCATCTGGTACTACCAGGGTATACAATAATGTTGTATTTGGTAAAAATGCTATCGGCAAAGGTGTTGCTCGTGACTTACATTTCAC